TAAATAAGCAAACTTTGATTGGCCATTAATGTAATCAGCCACACAATCTCGTCTAATGCCATCTCGAAGTTTTCCGATTTCATGAGCTTTTCACCCAGGTTTTCAAGCCCACCATATCTTCCTGCAATTTCTTTTGTTGCCTTAGTCGTTAAAATAAGTTCATACTCTTGACCACTGATAGTAATCTTTGCGCTGCGTTCGTTATCCATGGAACATCCTCCTATTCTTCAGTGCCACCGGATGCGGCAAATGTAGGTTCATATACTTCGTTGTACCATCCGGTAATAATTGATTGTGTGACTCCTTCATCACCCTCGTTAACTTCTGCTTTCCAAGGATGCCTGCCCTGACCATCCAATTTGTTCCTGCGTAGCACTGTCCCTTCAATGGTTGGAGTTGAGAAGGTAATGCTATCGCCTTTGGTTGCCAGATTAGTTGCAGGGATACCAAATTTGACACGATACAACCAAAAATAACGATACTTTCCGTTTGCTTTTTTAGCCCTAAAGCCTACCGCAACAGGGTCACCACCATCTTCACTGGTTGAAATGAGCACATGATTGTCATCAATAGTTGCTCCTGTGAGATCTCCTGCGGCATTCACACCAATATCATCAATGCCAAGCGCTAATGTGCCACTTCTGAACTCTTTAATGATTTCAGCCGCACCATCATCGGCATAAAGCGTTGCCTCAGCAAGTTCCACCGACAGTTCTGCACTGATGGCTTTTGCCAAGGGCACAGGGGTTTCATAAGTCTCATCACCGCTTGCATCCTCGGTGATTTTTGCATAATAAAGTCTATCAAGACCAATTGTTGCCATGTTTTATTCCTCCATTTCTAATTTAAATTCATAGGGTTTTGCCACATCAATGGCATAGTGGTGATAGCCGGTATCATCTTCATGCCCGATATACCTGCGGTCTGTTATTGTAAAATCCGCACCCAAAAGAGTGCGGACTAGATTATTTTTAATGCCAATATAGTTTCCTTTTACAAATAGGGAAAGTCTAACTTCCTGCACTTCATATTCAGGCTTGTTATCAGCATGAACCTCAAACAAATCTACAAGAGGCGTGATTACAAGATAAATATCAGGAGGCACACCGGAAAACACACCTGTCTCTACCGGAATGCTACACATGTCTGCTATGAGATTTAATTCTTTTAAGATGCTCATATTTTATCCACCTCTTCATCAAATCGCTGTTTCATTGCTTCTATACAGGCTTTTCTTGAAGTTCTTCTTGCAGGCTTTAAAAATGGTTTTGGTGGTTGACCGGATTTCCCATACTCTATGATATTGGCTATCTTGGCATTGCTTTCACCATTTCTTTTTGGTTCTTTAAAACCTACTTTTACATTAAAGTTACCGTTTCGATCTAGCTTAGCAGGGGAGACACCAAGGGAATTGACTAGTTCACCCGTAGACCGGCTTTTTTCTTTTGTTCCACTTCCAATAGTCCCTTGTAAATTTGACTTTACTCTTTCTAGAACTACTTCCCCTCCTGATTCCAGCACCTTTGGTATAATTTCATCTGTCTTATCACCCAGCTTTGAAAGTTTTAGAAGAAAATCCTCCGGCATTTTAACATCTGCTTTAGCCACTTGATGCCACCACCTTTTTCGCCAAAACTTCAATATACATACCTTTTCCTTTTACATCCTCCACACTTGTGATTTCGTATCGTCCATCACTGCACGCAATGGTCATCTTAGTAGACACCGAAATATCAGGTATCTTGCGAAAGCAAAACAGTGCGGTGGCTTCAGAGAAGGTTGCTCTATTAGCCCATTTTTCATTCCCGTGACGGTCTTCCTTATAGGCACGAACAGATGCAACAATGATATCCGTGGGTTTGCTAAAACCCTCACTGTCTTTCATTGTTTCAACAGAAATAATATCTATAAAGGTATTCATTTTTCCAAAGCTCATAGGCTACACCTTCCAATCCCGATCAAGCCTGAGCAGTAAATTCACCGTATTCCAAACCTGCTGACCTGCCTGCACATTGTCAGCAAAAAAGCCACCCGTACTGCCATCCCGACTTTCATAGAAGTGGGATGACAGCATGATGATGGCTTGCTCCGTAGTTGGCGGCATTGCATTTTCGCTATAATGACCTTCCGGCAGATGCTGGTAACTCTCGGCATAGGAGGTTGCAGTGGTGATGTATGTCTGAAGAAGCTCATCATCACGATCATGCTCAAGAATTAGATTTGCCTTTACCTTTTCAAACAGTGTCATCACCGTCACCTTCCTTTCTCTACGGAGTATCCTCTGCCATTATCCCAGTGGCTTTTAACTTGGTTAAAAGGGCATTAAAGTCCGTCACCAAATCCTCTACAGTAGCCGCAGTACTTGCTGGTTGATTCTCAAGAACAGGGAGGCCGGTTACTTTGGCCCCCTCTTCTATGACAAGCTCACCGCCGATTACAGTTTTATCTCCACCTTGCTCGGTGTAATTCTTCGTGTTATAACTCATCATTTGCACCTCCCGTTAAGCCTTTTGCTGTAGGATTTTAACAGCTTCAGGAAGGATCAGTTTACCGTCCACTCGTTGACTTGCAAGGAAACCAACTTGACCAGTGGTTGCAAATAGCTCATTTAAACGTTTGAAAGAACGTCCTTGTCTGTCAGCAATCCAGTAGTAGCCAAAGTCACCAAATGCGATGGTCTTTGCCCCAGCCTCAATAATTGGAGCATAGGCTGAAGTATATACTGGACGGTTTAGCAATGTATCTGGAGTACCCGCAGTCAGCGAAGGCTGCCATAGATATTGACCCTGTCCGTCTTTTAGTTTACGGATTGCTTTCACCGTTGCATCATTCATTAAGAACACTGCATTTTTTCTGTATGGTGCTTTTAATGAGTAGACAAGATCGATAATCTCATCTGCTGTAATTGCTGTAGCCGATCCTGCAGTAATCCCAAGCTGTGCTCCACCCGTAGCATTGAAAATGCCTGTAGGTTTTCCATCAGCATCTCCAACAAGAAATGCTTCCTCTTCCTTTGCTCCAATTCTTCTGGCAAACTCAGTGGAAATATAGCTTTCAAGATTAAATACACTATCGTTTAAGAGTTCATCCGAGACTTTGATCATCGTACCCAACTTATATGCACCAATGGAAGTCTGACCAAATACAGAATCACTCTCATCAAATTCCTCGCCTTCATCAAGCCAAGCCGCAGTTCCTTTGGTCACTACAACAGGAATTTTTCTGTCACCGCTTGAGGTCTGAATAATCTTTGCCAGCTTACGGAACACATTTTCTTCCTCAAGGGTTTGAATTAGGGTACGTTCAAATTCATCTGGAACAAGATATCCACCCTCTGAATCAGTTCCTACAGATAGGGAATTAAGTACATCATGTCTAGGATTTTTGCTTCGCATGACGTTCCAGAATGCCTTCTTATAATCATCACTTGCTCTTCCAGTCTTTGTTTCCATCCCTGGAATATTTGGTTTTCCAGTAAGAGGCATATTCACAGGTTTGTTAAGTTCTGCTTCAAGTGCCTCTTGGCGTTCCAGTCTTGCAATTTCCTTACCAAGATTAACAATATCCTCTTCCATTCTGTCGTAGGTTACCGCATCCTCTGCAGAGACAAGCCCGTCACTGCCACGTTTTGAATCAAGAAATGCCTTCGCTGACTCCCATGCTTTTGCGCGTTTTTCACGCAGCTCAAGAATTTTACTCATTTTGATTTCCTCCTAATATTTTAATAAATTAAGCCGCTCATAAAGCGGGTCGGTTGACTGTTTTACAACTGGCTTTTTAAGCTTATCCATTAATGAATTGGTCACCGCTCTTCTGCTAAATACAAAGCTATCTTGTACAGTACTTTCTCCAGTCCTAAACATGATGTCATCAGCAAAACCAAGCTCTACTGCTTTATTGGCATTAAGCCATGTTTCTGCATCCATCAGATGGGATAGTCTTGTTCTGGATAAACCAGTTTTCAGTTCATAAGCATTGATGATACTTTCCTTTACTTCATCTAGCATTTGCACTGCCTTTTGCATCTCATCACTATCACCTATTGCTATGGTGAAGGGGTTATGGACCATCATCAGTGAGGTAGGTGACATCAAGACTTCTGTTCCTGCCATTGCAATGACTGATGCGGCTGATGCTGCAATACCGTCAATCTTTACAGTGACATTGCCTTTGTAATCCATCAGCATGTTGTAAATCTGTGATGCTGCGATACAATCGCCACCGGGTGAATTGATCCAAACAACAATGTCTCCTTCGCCACTCATAAGCTCTTCTTTAAAAGCTACCGGAGTAACATCGTCTTCAAACCAACTTTCCTCTGCAATTGCACCGTTAAGGTAGAGGGTTCGTGTCTGTGTATCTGAATCACGCACCCAGTTCCAAAACTTTTTCATTTGGCTTTTTCCTCCAATCCTTCTTTATTTGCAAATATGCCCGCGTCCGCGAGTTTGGTCATATTGCCGTTAATTAGGTATAAATCTCCTCCAAGCTCCGCTGGAATTCGGTCTAGGTTCTCAAGCTCCCTAATATCATTGGCGCTCATCCATCCGTTTTGTCTGGCGGTTGCATAGCCGCTCATTCGAGAAACATAATCTCCACGAAGTAGACCATCTACGTTAAACTTGGAAAAATACTGTTTCTTTTCATCTGATCTTAAAAGTGCCCTGCTTATGGCCTGTTCCCACCGAATCACCCAAGGGTCCAAAGTGTATTTCACAAACTCCAGTGATTGTTGTTCAATATTAGAAAAACTCGACTTTTCCAAGTCTCCAACCATATGTGGAGGTACTCGGAAAATTCGAGCGATTTCATTGATTTGAAATTTCCTTGTTTCTAAAAACTGAGCTTGTTCCGGCGAGATACCAATTGGCTGATACTTCATGCCTTCTTCAAGTACTGCCACACGATGAGAGTTGCTACTCCCTTGATAGGCTGCATTCCAACTTTCCCTTACTTTCTGAGGGTCTTTAATGGTGCCAGGATGCTCAAGTACCCCTCCTGGTGCTGCCCCATTAGCAAAGAACTTAGCTCCATATTCCTCACATGCTATTGCCATCCCTATAGCATTCTTAGCCATAGCAATCGGTGAGTAACCCACAAGACCATCAAAGCCTAAACCCGGAATATGAAGTACATCGCTTGGTCTTAATGTAACCGCCACACCGTTCATCGTTGGTGCATCATCGGAATACCTGGTGTAAGAATAATAGAGATTTCCACTGGAATCTCTATCCACAGACATTCGATTTGGCATTAGTGGATACAGTGCTATGACTTCACCTTTGCCGTTTCGAATAATCTGAGCATAGGCATTGCCCCATAATAAAAGATGAGTCATCATCGTCTCGCGGAAAACGAAAGAACTCATCTCTGGATTTGGCTCATCATGTAATAAAAAATATAGCGGATGAGAAAGTGCTTTCTCCTTACCGCCGCTATCGGTAAATTTGTATAGATGAAGGGGAAGCCCTGCCACAGCCTCTGCTAATATCCTCACGCAGGAATACACTGCAGTCATTTGCATGGCTGTATGCTCATTAACAGGCTTACCGCTTGTCGAGCCGCCAAAAAGGAAACTATAGTTGCTCCCTGCAGTTCGATTTTGTGGTTTGTCACGTGCTTTAAAAATATTTGAAAATAGGCCCATCTGCATCACTCTCCTCTCCTAAAACACAAGTAATCCTCGACCGTCATAAACCGAAGCACTCGTATCATTGCCACACCGAATTGCTCTATCTAAAGCCATAATAGTGGCAACAGCGCCATCTATTTTTTCTGTTGACTTCTCTTTATCTGGTTTAATGTTGCCCGCCGGATCAGTACGAATAAAAATATTATCCATCATCCATCTAAGAACAGGATGTCCACCATGTGCGACCTTTTCCTCCAAGGTTAGTTTCATAAGTTCCTTGGTTGGTGGACTCATATCTTTAAATCCCTGTCCAAATGGAACAACGGTAAATCCCATGCCTTCAAGGTTTTGTACCATCTGGACTGCACCCCAGCGGTCAAAGGCAATTTCTCGAATGTTGTACTTCTCACCAAGACTTTCAATAAACTTCTCAATGAAACCATAATGCACCACATTGCCTTCTGTAGTCTTAAGATGTTCTTGCTTTTCCCATACATCGTAGGGGACATGGTCACGATTGACTCTGAGGTTAAGGGTTTCTTCCGGTAACCAAAAATAGGGAAGAACAATATATTTATCCTCCTCATCTTCTGGTGGAAACACGAGTACAAAGGCTGTTATATCTATGGAACTTGAAAGGTCTAGACCGCCATAGCAAACTCTTCCAAATAAGTCTTCTTCATTTACGGCAAAAGCACATTTATCCCACTTATCCATTGGCATCCATCTAACTGCTTGTTTGACCCATTGATTAAGTCTTAACTGCCTAAATGTATTCTCTTCTGCAGGATTTTGCTTTGCAGATTCACAAGCGGCTTTTACCTTGTCGATTCCCACGGTAATCCCTAGGCTTGGATTTGCTTTTTTCCATACTTTTGGATCAGTCCAATCATCAGATTCGTCTGCTCCATAAATAACTGGATAAAATGTAGGGTCAACCTTTCGCCCTTCCAAGAGGTCTTTCGCTTTTTGATGTGTCTCATAGCAGATAGATTTGGTGTCTGACCCTGCAGTGGTAATAAGAAAATACAGCGGTTGGGTTCTTGCATCACCAGAACCCTTGGTCATAACATCAAAGAGTTTTCTATTGGGCTGGGTATGAAGTTCATCAAAAACAACACCGTGTATATTAAAACCATGTTTTGAATAGGCTTCAGCTGAAAGCACTTGATAAAAACTATTTGTCGGCTGAAAAACAATACGCTTTGTTGCCGACAGGATCTTAACTCGTTTACTAAGTGCCGGACTCATACGCACCATATCAGCTGCAACTTCAAATACTATCGATGCTTGCTGACGATCTGCAGCACAACCATAAACCTCCGCTCTTTCTTCACCATCACCACAACAAAGAAGTAGGGCAACAGCAGCCGCCAGTTCTGATTTCCCCATCTTCTTTGGTATCTCAATGTAAGCTGTATTAAACTGTCTATATCCATTTGGTTTAAGTGTTCCAAAAATATCTCTGATGATTTGCTCTTGCCAATCTATGAGTTCAAAAGGCTTTCCTGACCATTTACCTTTGGTATGGCTTAAGCACTCAATAAAGTTGACCGCATAGTCTGCAGCATCTTTATCGTAATAAGAGCCCTTTGCCATAAAAGCTGTCGGTTTATATTTCTTCAACTTTCTAATATGCGGTCACCTCCCAACAAGTATAAAAATAGAACTGCATCAAGCAAGCCTTATCATTCTATCCATACGAGAAACAGAGCCAATTTTGGCACTGTCCTCTGTTACTATTTAGTTGTGTTCTAACAATAGGATTGCAAGCGCAATTTCTGCATCCTCATCCACAGGTTCAATATCCCAGCCTCGGTCATAGTTTGCAATAATCTTTCCGTTACGCTTAAGCATCAGCTTAGAGATGCGTCCTTCGTCAATGCCAAATTTCGAGCCTTTCTCATAGCACTTTACCCAGTAATGGATGATGCTGTCATGAACTTTGATGCTACCTTCTTTCCACATGGCTTTATTCCTCCTTACCGGTCAGAATGAAACGGGAATAAGCCCCAATGTTATCTGCAAGGTAAAGAAGTAACTCGTCATATCCTTCCCTCAGAGCGATCTCCTGTACTTTTCGTACATCAAACATATTGGTTTCACCTGTGTCACGAATAGCAAGAATCTGTTGTTTTATCTTATCTGTCATCGTGAATCCTCCTGCACAGGTCTTCGCCAAAAGCTACTGAAAGGCTGGAGCCTGAATCCCAACGCACCATAATAGAACCAATATCGTCAACTCCTACAACTGTTCCTTTTGTGCCAATCTTTGGAGCTTGAATATCATCCATCTTTAAAAGTTCTACTCGACATCCATCAGGGTACTTCTCACGAAGGTTTAGCAGTTGTTCTTTACTGATTATCCTCATTTTTTACTCCTCCTTTGAATGCCGCAGAACCGGTTAGATTTCTGAGCAATATTTTTCTCTCTTCTTTATACTCTTTGCCAATAAAGCCAAGGCGGAGTAAAAAGCATCTAAATGCGTATTTTTCATTTGGGATTTCCTTTTCTTTTGCAGTAATGCGTTTCTGGTTTCTTGCCATCTCGCAAAGTGCAGAAATAAAATGGTTGTAAGCCTTAACCTCTTCTAATGTTGGTATTTCTTTAAACCATGGGAATGAAACTTCATCTTCAGAAATTTCAATCGGTAAGTCTTCTGCTTCAAGTGCATGACGGATAAGATCGCCTTTTGCCTCAACAATCGCTTTTAGGTTTTCAAGTGCCTTTTCTGTAAAGCTACTCCTTGGCATTGATACGCAAAGGCTTAAAACCTCACTATCTGCGGTTTGTTTGCCCTCAGTGGCGGTAATTTGCTCCTCTGCGATAAAACCTTCACTTGCCAAACATTGGGCCACGTTTTCGATTTCTTCGCTGTCTGCCTTATCACTAAATTCAAGGCTCCCATTTTTGTCGATGATAAAGGCATCCACCCCGTAAGCCATGCTTGGCATTCCAAGGTACTTTGCTTTAACACCTGTGATGTTGCTAAGTGCTGTGACTAACCTCTTTCGCTCTGACCCTGTTACGTTATAATTAATGATCATGTACAAAACCTCCTTTGTTTTGGTATGTACATATATCACTCTAAAACACTTATTTATCAAGCTTTTTATCGCTAATTTAGAATAGAAATATGGATTAAGTATTTCCTTCTAATTGTGTATACCAAACAATGCCAGACAGCACAAAACATACATTGGGAAGAGCCACCCCATTGCCCCACATCTTATATTCAGCAGAATCTGAATGCGGATTCTTTAGCCACTTAGATATTTGCTTTAGTGTCTTGGCTTTTGAACGACTGCCAGTCACTTTACGATGTGTTTCAAATATGTCATACCAGGTGCGAAGGTCGTCCATTGTTGGGCTTTCTATTCCTAAATCACTACACCACCAATCAGGGAAACCCTGCAGCCTTGCACACTCTGTTGGTGTCAGCCTTCTGACTGTGTATTCTATACCGTCATTACCATTAATAAGTGGTGGATCTTTGTAATCTGTAGCAACTAAAGTATTAGCAAGTTCTTTCTCGGCATTTGTAAAAAAAGATGCCTTACTTGATGAGTAGGTAGGGGTTGCCACTGCGCTAGGACCCTGTGCATTCAGTGTTGAACTTATCCCATCTTCTGTAATTCCAAGATTTCTAGCATAATTTTGACCACAGTTGAAAGACTCCCTATCAATCGCATAAACGACAGCATGTTTATCTACAGTATTTAAAGTAAAGCTGACTTCCTCATTAACACCATTACCTCGTGGACCATTCTTGTCATCTCTGCCTATCATTGACCCTTGCAAAGCATAACTTTCTACCACAGCAATACCGCCTTGATTGCTATCCGGAGCATTGCCGGACGTATCAATAGTTCTTGCCGTATCACTTTCATAGACATTTGAACGTGCATTAATCGTTCCTTCTGAGGTAAATCGAACATCGTAGGTTTTGGGATTCTCCACAACAAAAGGCTGATTGTTTCCACCTGTTCCATAAGTAGCTGAAATAGTTGGCGCAACATCAATTGGCCCACTAAAACGAGTATCCTTTCCGTGATTGTCAAAAACAGCTGAGTCCATAACACAAGGTGGATGATTTGACTTAGCGCGAAGAGTACAAGTGATATCCTCTGTCACATCCATACGATTACCACCCTGATCGTTTAAGCAGATTGTGCCTGTTTCTCCAGTGCTCTCTGCAATATAGCTGGCAGCACCTTGCCACGAGCAGATGCTCTCCTTAGAATACCCTGACAAGCCTTCTGACTTAAATAGTATTTCTCCGGCACCCCCACCTGCAAAATCTGCGACAAGGAAGATTCGTTTTCTTCGTTGGGGAACTCCCCAGTATTGAGCATCCAGAACTCGCCAGGCAAGGGAGAAATGATTTCCCACAACACTTCCTGCTTTTTCCCATTTATCAGTTTTAGGGATTGATACGGTTTCATCTTCGATGTAGCAGATGCCTTCAAGGACACATCTGAAATCTTCTCCTTTGTTTGATGAAAACGCTCCAAGCACATTTTCCCAGACGATATATCTTGGTTTTTTTCCATCTGTAGCACACCTCATTTCTTTTACAATTCGGATGGCTTCATAAAAAAGACCTGAACGTTTCCCATCCAAGCCGTCACGCTTACCTGCTATGGATAAATCTTGACAAGGTGATCCAAAGGTAATAATGTCTACGGGTTCTATCTTGCTGCCATCCATGCAAGAAATATCTCCATAATGTTTGATATAAGGCAGCCTTTTGGTTGTCACTCTAACAGGAAACGGTTCAATCTCCGATGCCCATACTGGGATAATACCGGAAATTAAACCGCCTAAAGGAAAACCACCCGAGCCGTCAAAAAGACTGCCTAGGGTCAGTTTATTCATTGGCTACCTCCAATTCATCGTATTTATAACAGAGTCCATCCCTTTGAACAATTACTTCTTCTGTATTGCCGACCTGCTCAATATAGCGCTTTACGATAACGTCACAAAACTTCTCATCAAGCTCAATGGTGTGGCAAATTCGCTGAGTCTGATCACAAGCAATTAGGGTACTGCCGGAGCCGCCAAATGGATCGAGGACAATGCAGTTACTGAGACTTGAATTAAGAATTGGATGGGCAACAAGAGCCACAGGCTTCATAGTTGGATGAGAGCCATTCTTCTTAGGTTTTTCAAATTCCCAGATGGTCGTTTGCTTTCGATCGGCATACCAGTTGTGCTTGCCTTTTTTCTTCCATCCAAAGAGCACCGGTTCATGCTGCCATTGGTAAGGAGACCGACCAAGGACCAGGGATTGTTTTTTCCAGATGCAGGTGCCAGAGAGATAGAAACCAGCTTCTGAGAATGCCTTTCTAAAGTTCAGCCCTTCAGTATCTGCGTGAAAAACATAGATAGAAGAGTCCTGCGTCATCACAGCTTCCGTATTGGTAAAGGCTTCCAGTAGGAATTCATAGAAAGCAGAATCACCCAAGTTGTCGTTTTTGATTTTACCGGCAGATCCTTCATAGTTTACATTGTAAGGGGGATCTGTCACCACAAGGTTTGCCAGCTTTCCGTCCATGAGAAGAGAGAAGGTCTCTGCCTTGGTGGAATCACCGCAAACCAGTCTATGGGGACCCAGCTTCCAGACATCACCAAGTTTTGTCATAGCGGGTTTTCCCAGCTCTGCATCCACATCAAACTCATCATCGTGAATACCTTCTTTCAGGGAATCCTTAAACAGGTCATCCAGTTCAGAAGGATCAAAACCTGTAAGGGAAACATCAAAGTCAGCACATTGCAGATCAGCGATAAGTAGGGCCAGCTTATCCTTATCCCAGTCGCCGCTGATTTTATTGAGGGCAATGTTGAGCGCCTTTTCTTTATCTTCATCCATCTCGATGACCACACACTCAACTTCGGTCATTCCTAAATCCAGGAGCACTTTTAATCTCTGGTGGCCGCCTACAACTCTGCTAGTGGTCTTGTTCCAGATGACTGGTTCTACATATCCAAACTGCTCAATGGAACGTTTGAGTTTATCGTATTCCGCATCCCCAGGTTTTAAATCCTTACGCGGATTATAATCAGCGGGAAGTAAGAGCTTAGTTTTCAGTTTTTCAATCTTCATATCTTTCCGCCACCTTTCTCAAGTTTAAATTGAAATCCACGTTCTCCCAAGGGAAGAGTGGGGAGTTGAAGTGACCGTAGGTTGCTGTATCGGAGTAGATTGCATTTCGAAGACGCAGCTTTTCAATGATAGCAGCTGGACGTAAGTTAAAGATCTCTTTGACCAGTTCACTTAAATCTTCATCACTGATTTTTCCCGTGCCAAAGGATGTTACATTAACTGAAACTGGATTTGCTTTTCCGATGGCATAAGAAATAGCGACCTCGCATTTATCAGCAAGCCCGCTCCAAACAATATTCTTAGCAATGTACCTGGCCATATAAGCGCCGCTTCTATCAACCTTAGTTGGGTCCTTTCCGCAAAGAGCTCCACCACCGTGAGAAGCTAGACCACCATAGGTGTCCACCATAATCTTTCTGCCAGTAAGTCCCGTATCAGCAGCAGGACCACCTTCAACAAACCTGCCTGAAGGATTGATGAGAATTTCGGTTTCATCATCTAAGGGGAAATCCTCGAAGCACGGCCAGAGCACGTTGTTTAAGATATCTGATTCTAGCTGCTTTTGGGTTTTATCTTCCTGGTGCTGAACAGAAACCACAACAGTCTTAACGCGGATATGTTTATCCCCATCATACTCAACAGTAACCTGTGCTTTGCCATCGGGGAGGATACCCTTGATGATTTTTCCCTTGCGACATTCATCGATGCGCTTTACGATTCTATGAGATAGAAGTAAAGGTAGAGGAAGCAGTTCACGGGTTTCGTTGGTAGCATATCCATATACAGTGCCTTGATCACCAGCACCGATGGAACCGTACGGATCAATAATTCCATTTCTTGCTTCGAGTGCTGTATCTATGCCAGCAGCAATATCTACACTTTGGTGATGTACAAGCACAAATACTGTAAATTTCCAAGGACTGTATCCCACCTCACGAAGTACATTATTTACGATAAGTCGGATGTTAATTTTTTCGCTGCAGGTGATCTCGCCCGCCACGATGATTTTACCTTTAGTAGCCATGACCTCACAGGCCACACGCGAAGCTTTATCTTTTCGAAGGCAAGCATCCAAAATGCTGTCAGCGATTAAATCAGAAAGCTTATCAGGATGTCCTTTGCAGACACTTTCTGCGGTTCTGTAGTTTTTACTCATATCATTATCTCCCATCTATTATTATTTGCCCCTACGAGCAGAGAGAAGTCTCTCCATTACATCATCCTGAGGATTTGCTCCTTTGTAATCGCCAGTACAGTTTTCTTTCACGATCTGGAATATCTCAAACCACAGACGATTGGTCTGGTTCATGTAGTTCTGGCCCATGGATACATAAGGACTTTGAATAGCATTTCCTGTGGTGGGGTGCTTAGCGAGAAAACCATATTCAGTAATGGCTTCTTCACACTGAATCCAACGAGCAACACTCATGGCATATCGTTCAAGGAGCTGTGGGGAAACCAGAGCAGCGCATCCACGCTTATCCAGCCACTGCCATGTGGCTTTGTAGATTTCACCTGCCACCAGAGCCTTACCGTCTTTTTGAATGGCTTCGAGCATTTTATTTGGTTCAGGCATTTCTTGTCCCTCAAGGTCTGCAGTATCGGAAAACTCCATCACCGTCAGTTTCCTGCCACCAAGATTGCCTTCGGCTATTTTGTCAGCCAGAGGTTTCTTTTTTGCCCCTGCACCAACCCGAGCGCCACCTCTGTTCGTACCGTCTTTTGCCAAGGATCACACCTCCTTTACAAAATGGGGGCTATACCCCCGTTTGAATCTGCGTTTTTTAACACGACACCCCAGCCCGCTGTCCGGATTGAAAAGTTGTAGGGATTTTACCTTCCCCAGCGGTCGCCACTCTCAGCAGTAATCTTTGAGTGACATGACTTACAAAGGGCCATCAGGTTACTGGTTTCATTGCCACCGCCTTTGGAGAGAGGGAGGATATGGTGGACTTCTTCAGCAGCTTTAATCCTTCCATTCCTTTCACACTCTTCACACAGAGGATGAGCTTTGATGTAGCGGTCCCTGATGCGTTTCCAGGACCTACCATAGCGCTTGTTGGACGCAGGATCTCGTTGGTACTGGTTGTAGCGTTTTGTTACCACCTTCTTATGCTCGGCGCAGTATTGCTCGCTGTCAGCAAGCCGACCGCAGCCTGGGTAAGCACAAGGACGCTTAGGTTTGTATGGCATGGGTTCACCTCCTTTTGGGCATAAGAAAAGCCCTCGTGGGTTGTTCCCAAGAAGGCTTGTTTACATTATTATCTCTCAATTATAGCGTACTAAAAAAATCAACTGCACTCAAGTGGACTCATATGGACTTTACTATCCTCTTTGAAGTTTTCTGCTTTTAAGTACCGCATTGA